AGGTTTGAAAAATAGGAGGAACGAACCATGGCAAACGAAGTAGCGGGCATTGACGTTTTGATCTACATCGACATGCACGACAACCCGGAGGGCACGGTGACCCCGGATTATGATTTTCAACTACTTGGCGGTCAACGCGGCATGACTATTCGCAAAGTCACTGAGGTCGCCGACGCCCGCCACAAATCGTCTGGCGCCTGGCCGAACCGTGTCCAGACTTTTCTCGACTGGTCGCTATCGGGCGACATGATCAAGATCAGCGGCGACGGCACCCAGGCAAGGCTTGAATCGCTGTGGCGCGCCCGCAGCGATGCATTGATGCAGGTCATCTACGAAGATGGCTCAATGGAGCGCGGTTATGTCGTCATCGCCGACATTTCGGAGGCCGCGCCGCACGACAACGTCGACATCCGCACGCTAGATCTTCAAGGCAACAGTGCTCTTACCAAGATTGGCGCCGGCAGCTAATTAATTACGGCGGTTATTTGACCGCTCATCAACCCACGCGGCGCCGGACTAGCCGCCGGCGCCGCCGATCCCAAAGAGGACGGACATGGCAGAGATTATTACCATCAAACTCGACCGCGAGCGCTCGCTGCGGTTGGACTTCAACGCGCTTAGCGACGCCGATCAGGTCGCCGGCGCAAGGATCAACGAACTACTAACCGGCGAGCACGTCAGCATCGCGGCAATGCGCGCGCTCCTATGGGCTGGCCTTAAACACGACGACCCGCGGTTGACCGTAGAGCGCACCGGTGAACTCGTCCAGCAATATCTCGCCAGCGGCAACACGCTCGTCGACTTACGTCTTATCATCAATCGCGCGTTCGAGGCTTGCGGCTTATTTAGCGCCGGGAGTGCCGCCCCAAACGGGACAGCGGAGACGCAGGGCAGCTGAGTCTCCGACAATGGCTCGACGAAACCCGCAAGGCCGCTTTTGGGCCGCTCAATCTCAAACCAGCCGAGCTGGGCGTTTTGACGCCCGCCGAAATCGGCCAGCTATACGAAGGTTATTTATGGCGTCGGCGCCAGGAAATGCTCGATATGGCAGCCGGTTACGCGGTGACGATCAATGCCAGCCTGACAATAGTCGGCGCATTGACTGGCAAGCGGCAACGCACCGTCAAGGCCGCCGATTTTTTGCCAAAGGATTTTCAGACCGGCTCCGAGCGGGAACCTTTGACGGTCGAGAGCGTGCAGCGCGAACTTGCCGCCAAGGTCGCCCGCTTCGCCGCCAACGCGCGCAAAAAGCAGGGTGAGGGCTAATGGCAACCGATGTTATTTCGCAAGTCGTCTCAATTCGCGCCGATTTAACGGCGCTACATGCCGACCTTAAAAACACCGAAAACGAATTCAAATCGACTTTTGCAAGGATTCAAGGTGTCGGCAGTAGCGCGTTGGCCGGCCTGGGTATTGGTCTTAGTATCGGCGGATTGGCCGCCGCCGCGACACAATTTATTGGTCTAGCCAAACACGCCGCGGAATATGCCGACGCGATAGGGAAAGCGGCACAGATCACCGGCACCTCGACCGAAACCTTAAGCGCATGGCGCCACGGCGCCGAACTCGCCGACGTGTCTGCCGAAGAACTTGACACCGGCATTACCCGGCTTTCGCGTTCGATCACCGCCGCCGCCCAAGGTAGCGCCGAATCTCAAGCGGCGTTCAAATCTATTGGCGTTTCGATTAAAGACGCTTCTGGAAATCTGAAATCCACCGACGTGATTTTGGGCGATCTCGCCGGGGCGTTCGAGCGCATGCCGGACGGCGCGCTCAAAACCGACGCCGCTATGGCTCTGCTCGGCAGGAGCGGCGCCAAGCTGATCCCGCTGTTAAACGGCGGGCGCCAGGCTGTCGCCGATTTCACGGAAGAGGCGCGGCGGATGGGGCTGATCGTTTCGTCCGAAACCGCCAAGAGCGCCGAACAATTCAACGACAATATGACCCGGATGTCGAAGTCGATTGAGGGTTTGAAAATAGCAATCGGCAACAGTCTAATCCCGGTACTCGTTGAAGCTCTTGATCTCTTTGCCAAGCTCGGCGGCATAAAACTCGAAGGCGCTGAGCAGCGCGGGCTCGAACGGCAAATCAAGACGCTGAAAGAAATTCGGGATATGTCGAGCAAGCCCGGCAGCGATGCGTTCAATTTTTACACTGACAAAATTGCCGAAGCGGAAGCGAAGCTAAAGGAATTTCAGAAAGAAACCGCCAAGCCGGTGACCAAAACCGCGCGGGTAATCGTCGACACCAAATCGGTCGACAAAGCTAAAAATGACGTCGCCAATTTACTCCAAGGACTACAAAAACAGCTCGACAGCTTAGCGTTCAAAAAAGACGAAAGCCTTTTCGGCCCCGATGTCGCGTTACTTAATCAGCTCAACACACAGCTCGCCGAGTTCAAGGACAAATTACGCTCGGAAGGATTAAAGCCGCCGAAGGGTCTCGACGAATTTTTCGGCAATTTGCGTGACAAAATCGTCGCCAACACTAAAGCGAACCGCGAACTCAACGCTTCGATCGAGGAAGGTCTTAAGCTCCGCCAGGCGCTCGCCGACGAAGCCAACGAGGGTGTTGGCGTTACGACCATCAACCGCGATCAAGTTGCGCGCCAATTCGAGGCGCAAAAACAGCTCGAAGAAATGCGCCGCCAGTTACAGATCGGCGCCATCGACACGTCGACGCCGGCCGGCAAAGAGCAGGCGCGCATCGCCGGCATCGTCAAAGACTACGAGGACACCAAGCGCAGGATCGAAGAGCTGGGTTTGCAGATGGGCGCAACCCAGGAGCAGACCGCCGCCGACGTCGCGCTGGCGTGGAAAAAGGCGCTTAATGAGATCAATACCGAGACCGACGAGCTGACCAAGTTTCAGGAGCGCGCCTTTGAGCGGTTGCAGGATACTTTTTCCGATCTGTTTCGGGATTTATTAGGCGGGCAAATCAAAAGCATTGACGATGCAAGTAAGCGGTTGCAGAAGGTTTTTACCGACTTTGTTAGCGAATGGGCGGCGCTGCAACTTAAAACCGCCATTTTCGGCCCGCAGTACGGCAAGACTGGCGGCCAGATGGGCGGGCTGTTCGGCCAGATCTTCGGCGGCGGCGCTGCAAAACTACCGCAGGTCGGCTATGGCCCGCGCCCAGCTGGCGTCGAGGGGCCGACGCTGCCCAATGGCGGCTTTTACAGCACGCCCGCCGGCATCGCCCCGCCAGGCGCCGAGGCCATGGACAAAGCGTTGACCGATGTCTCGCAATCCTTCGGCAACGATCTCAAGGACATTTTCGGCCAATTCTCGCGCGGCACCGGCAATCTGCTCGAAGATATCACCCGCGCGCTGACTCAGTTTTTTTCTGGCGGTGTTCCGACCATGACCCCGCCATTCAACCCCGACGTTAGTGGTGGCGCGAGCGGTTTCGGCGGTTTGATCGGCGGTTTATTCGGCGGGGGCGGCAGCAGTTTTGGTTTTGGCAGTGCGCCGGCGGGCGTCGAGGGTCCGTTGATGGCGAACGGCGGCTTTTTCAGCAACCCTTTTGGCTGGCTGGGCTCATGGTTCCACGACGGCGGCCCGGTTGGCGCCGATACGCCGGAAATGGCAAAGCGGCTGATGGGCGGTCTTAAAAGCGACGAGCGTCTCATAGTCGCGCAAGATGGCGAATTTATGATGTCACGCCCCGCCGTGCGCGCGATCGGCATGGACCGGCTGCAATACGCCAATAAACATCTCAACCTGCCGCGTTACCACGACGGAGGGCCGATCGGCATGCCGGACATGCCCGCGGCGGCAATGGCGGCGCCGGAGGACGCCAGGACGGGCGACGCCGCCGGTTCACATTATCATCTACACGTCCACGGCGCTCGCAATCCCGACGAGTTTCGCCGCAGCCAAGCTCAATGGGAAGCAGGCATGGCGCGCGCGGTGCGCAGCGGCCAGCGGAGATTGTAAATGGCGTTTACCATCGTTGACAGCACGCTGCCGATTTTGCCGGAAGAGATCGGTTACGGTTTCCCCGGCGGCCCGGAATATATCAATGACGTCGTCGTATTAGAGAACCGCCAAGAGCAGCGCAACAACTATAGCCAAGAGGCATTTTTCAGCTGGGACGTTGGTTACCCGATCAAAACCGAGGCGCAGGCATACGCGCTGCGCAATTTTTTTCATGCGTGCCGCGGCCGCTGGCGACCATTTCGCATGAAGGACTGGGAGGATTACAAAAGCTGCTCGGTGGAGCTAACGCCAGATTTCGACGATCAAAGTCTCGGCACCGCCACGGCGGGCCAGAGCGCGTTTCAGCTGATTAAAACTTACGTCGTTGATGACTACACGACCACATTGACCATTTATCGCCCGCACGGCGCGACGATTCGCATCGGAGTCGCCGGCGTTGAGGAAACCTCGGGCTGGACGATCGACGAGGACACCGGCATTGCCACGCGCTCCGTCGCGTTGTCAGGCGGTGAGGCGGTGACATGGGGTGGCGAGTGGTATCATAAGGCGCGCTTTGATTTAGACAAATTCCCGATCACGCCAGAGGCTTATGGCGTTGGCAGCATGCAGGTGCCAGTGGTAGCGATCCCATGAAAACCACGACAGCCGCTTTCAATACGCATTTAAACGGTGAACAAACCACGCTGTCGACGTGCGTTAAAATTATCCAAAAGAAATATCAACCGCGCATCATCGCCATTAGTCAGACAAACCCGATCGTCGTTCAAACCCGTTGGGCGCACGGCCTGACGACCGGTGATGCTGTCAAATTTTCGTTAATCCGCGGCATGACATCATTGAACCGAAACGAATATACGATCACCCGGCTGACCGAAACGACTTTTTCGATCGATGTCGACGGCACGGTTCTCGCCGCATATACTCATAAAGGCATTGCCCACAAAGTCAGCGGTTACACCGATCACCGCAGCGATCTAGTGTTTGACGGTCTGACATATCAATCGGCGCTCGCTTACATGCCCAATGCGACCAAGCTCGGCGCCGATCTGTCGGTCGATAGCGTCGAGCTGCGCGGTATCTTGCAAAACGCCGCCAAGGTCGAGCTCAACGGCGGGGTGATTTCGGCAATCAACGACGAAGATCTCGCCGCCGGCCGCTATGACGACGCCGCGGTTGAAATCTTTATGGTCAATCACGCCGATCTGACGATGGGCCGGATGGCGTTACTCGCCGGGCGCTTCGGCAAAATCAGTTTACAGCGCGGTACTTACACGACTGAGCTCGAAACTAAAACCGCCTTTTTACAGGAAACGCTACAGGAGGTTTATTCCAACGTCTGCCGCGCCGATTTGGGCGACGACCTGGACGGCAGCGAACCGGAGCACGACCGCCAACAGGGGTTTGGCTGCAAGGTCCGGCTCGATCCGCCTTACTGGCAGCCGTCGACGGCCTATACCGCGCGGCCGGCGCAGGACGCCGGGCTCGGCTCCGTGATCAAGCCGACGACCTACAACGGCCGCCAGTTCAAATGCAGCACCGCCGGCACCAGCGGACTTAGCGAGCCGTCGTGGAATACAACCATCGGCGCCACGACCGTCGACGGCACAGCGGTGTGGACGACCATCGAGGCGCTGACCAAAAACGGCATAGTTTATCAGGTCATCGACCGCCGCCGCTTTATCGACAACGACCGCGACGAGGCGCCGATCGCCGGCATCGGCGGTGCTTCGACGCTTTTCCCGATCATCGCCGTCAGCACCGGCGCCCAGCGCTTCACCATCGCTGGCGATTTCGTCGATGAGTTTCCCGCCGGCTCGCGATTCACCGTGGTCAATTCGACGCTTAATGACGGGACATATACCATCGCCTCGGCTGATCTTAACGCGGGAAATACCCGCATCGTCGTCACCGAGACCGTGCCAAGCGGCACCGCCGACGGAGCGATCGTCGGCCGGCTGGGTAGCATGGTTGGATTTTTCACCTATGGATTGATCACATTCACCCGCGGCCGAAACATCGGCATCTCGCGTGAAATCAAATCATTTTCAACGACGACGATAGACGGTGAGACCTTCACCGGGCCGGGTGCCTTCGAGGTTTTCGAGGCGTTCCCGTTCGACATCAACGAGGGCGACACATACGAGGTGCGGGCGGGCTGCGACAAGTCGTTGGTCATGTGCAGCACCAAATTTGAGAACGTCAACAACCGTCGCGCCGAGGACAATATCCCCGGCAATGATAATATGATGCTTTACCCGGACTCACACTAATGCACGAACGTCGCCATCAATTGATCACCGAAGCTCGCACCTGGATCGGTACGCCATGGCGGCACCAAGGCCGTCTCAAGGGCGTTGCCTGCGACTGTGTGGGTGTGATCATCTGCGTGCCGCGTGCGCTCGGCATCGTCGCCGCCGATTTCGATATCAACGGTTATAGTCGATTCCCCGATCCGCAAGTCATGGCGCGCGCGCTCGATCAGCACCTTGACCGCATTGCCGTCGGTGACGCCATCGGCGGCGATATCTTGTGGGTATCGCCGCGGCGCATCGCGCACCATTTACAGCTGTTGACCTTCGACAATACCGTCATTCACGCCATGGACGCCGAGCGCGGCGTGCGCGAGCATCGTTTTGACCGCCAGCGCTATCCCGTCGCGGCGGCGTTTCGCTACCGGGGGATCGATGGCTAATCGTCGCCGCTGGATATTTGCCGGGGCGTTAGCCGGCGCCACGGTCGGCGGCATGATCGGCACCGGCGCCGCCGAGGCAACGCTGCTGTTTCAATTCGCCGGCATGGCGCTCGGCGCTGCCTTTGGCGGGCCAGTGGGCGCGATGATCGGCGGCATGATCGGCGGGCTGATCGGCGGGCTGATTTTCGGCTCCGACGCGCCGACCACGCGCGGCCCGCGGCTGACCGACAAAACCGTGCAGTCTGGCGCTTTTGGCGCGCACATCAACAAGACCTGGGGCACCGACCGGGTGCCCGCGCAGCTCATTTTCTCGTCTGGTCTCAAAGAGAAAAAGCACAAGATCGATATCGGCAAAGGGTTTCCAAGCGGTCAAAGCGCCGTTTATTACACCTACTCCGTTGATCTGATGCTGTCGTTCGGCCACCGCGCCAAGGGCGTGAAACGGCTGTGGGCCGATACCAAGCTGATTTTCGACGCCACCGGCGAGGCGGACATCAAGAAAAAATGGCTCAAAGAGGGCCGCAAGTTCGTCGTCCGCGACGGCAACGAGGATCAGCTGCCATCCGCGCTCGAAGAGAGTTACCATGGCGCCGGCCAATGCAGCGCCCATAGAGGATTGTTTTGCTTAGAGGCTGAAAATTTCCAGCTCGCTGACTTTGTCAATCGGGTCCCAAATTTCACGGCCGAAATCTACACCGAGGGCGACGACACATTTCAAAAGATCGCCAGCTATACCCCACCCGATCCGCCAGGGTCGTATTGGACCGGCAGTTGGGGTTACATCGACCCGAATGGCGAACTATGGGCGATGTATTATCCGTCGGCGACGCCCTATCCATATCCAGGCTACGCGACAACATTCCATTGGACGTTAGCTAATCCTGACGACCCGATCGAGGAATTTCATCCATATTGGTCCGACCCGACGCCGAATAATGTCATTCAATCGGCGAGCGTCGCCAACTACATCCGCGTTCGCAGCGACGAGCCGAGCGCCGCCGCCTTCGGCACCAACAGCCCCGGCGTGGCGCTGTCATATTTCCAGCTCGAGGCGGGCAGCCGCATCGACATCATGGACGACGAGGTCAACGGGCCGTCCATTCCTGAGATCTTGGTCAAATCGGGCCAGGATATGTTCGTGTGGTTTTCGAGCGGTTCGTTTGTCACCACGCCGATGCTGATTAAGTTCGACATCGACGACGACACCCAACTGGGCAGCCGCCTTGATGACGACGCCGGCGCGATTTATGCCGCGACCACCAGCGGATCGCTAACAGATCTCGGCGCCTCTGAGACCTATATCTGGGCGCTCGTCGGCGCGACGCTTTTTAAACTCGACCGCGACGATCTGACTATTTTGGCGACTCTCACCATTACGGGACACACGGGCATTATCCTAGCCATGGCGGTTATATCCGATGCCGAGATCCGCGTCGTCACCGCCGATAGCGGCGGCGTTCGGTTCTATACCATCGACGTTGACACCGGCGCGGCGACTCTCGATCGCTACGCCGAAAATGACGGCTATCCGGCTTGGCGCGCGTTCGGCCGCTGGGGGCTGCGCTATCAAAATGGCATGTATATCGTCGACTTTGGCGGCTATGTCGGCGGTTTCGACGCACTGATCGATTTTTACGCCGACCATCCGCCGACCGAAGATATCCCACTCTGGAAGATCGTCCGCGACATCAATTTGATGAGCGGTCTTGATTCGGTCGTCGATACCGTGCCGCCGACGGTCGGCGACATCGAAGTTTCAGAGCTTACCGATCTGGTGCATGGTTACACAATCACCCGACCGATGACCGCCCGGGATGCGCTCGTCCAATTGCAACAGTGCTACTTTTTTGACGGCCGTGAGACCGATTTCAAACTCGACTATCCGAAACGCGGTCATACCGCTGTGCGCGAAATACCGGGTGACGATCTAGCGGCCCGTTCCTCTCTTACCGAAAATCTGCCCGACCGGCTGACGTTGCAGCGTTCACGCGAGACCGAGCTGCCGCTGCGGGTGCATGTTATCTACAATAACTTTGAATTTGCTTATCAGTCGGGGCATGAGTATGCGCCGCGATTGATCACCGATGCGCGCGCGACGATGACGGTTGAAATCGCGGTGGCGATCGATTCGACCTACGCGCGCAAAATTGCTCAGACTCTACTCGCCTTGGCATGGCTTGAGCGTGAAAGTTTCTCGATGAAATCGAGCCGAAAGAATTTCCGCATCGATGCCGCCGACAATCTGTCGGTGACCATCACCGAGGTGGCCTGATGCCGACGGTCGATGGAGCGGGCAGCGCCGCCGGTTTATCCGACGTCCAGGGCCGATCCGATTTCAGCTCGGCACCGTCACCATACGCCGGCGCCGGTGCGGCTGCCGGCACGTCGACGGCCACCGCCGCCAGCACATCGCAGGGAGTCGGTGCCGCATCGGGCGCGGCCGCTGCGACGGGGGGTGGCGCATCGACCTCGATCGTGGGCGCCGGCAGCGCCGCGGGGGCCGCTACCGCGAGCGGCGTGCTCAGCGCGGCGATCACCCAGACGTCGGTCAATCCCAAAAACTATCTGCTGCGCGTTCGCGAGACGCGCCTCGGCGCCAATGGCATCGTCGAGTTTGATTTGGTCCGCGAGGATCTCAGTATCTATGACGGCCTCGGCGAGAGCCCGCTGCTCGGCGCCGATCTAAGCGGCGGGGCCGAAGCGCCGCCCGAAGATGACGGCAACAGCTCGGACAATAGCCGGCCAGGATCGACCCGGCTGATGCTGCTCGATATCCCGCAGCTGATGGCCGAACATTCCACGCCCGGCTTTTACGCCGCGGCCTCGGGCGCCAGCGACGGTTGGGCGGGCGCGGTTCTTTATCGCAAGGATGGCGACGAGTATATTCAGATCGCCCAGCTCGCCGAGCGCGCGATTATCGGCCGGGCCGATACTAAGTTGCAGAGCGGCGACGTGACATTATTCGACGACGCCGGTCGAACGTACCAATACGACGACGCCAACACCGTCACGGTCACGCTGATCGACTCGATTTCGGAGCTGGCCTCAGTCAGTGACGCCAACGTCGAGGCGGGCATCAATATCGCCGCCATCGGCCAGCACGGCCGCTGGGAAATCATCGGTTTCGGCACCGTGGAACAGCTGAGCGAGCGTAAATTTCGACTGTCGCACCTGCTGCGCGGCTTAAAGGGCACGGAATGGGCCGTTGATCAGCATCAAAGCGGCGATCAGTTCGTCGTGCTCAATGTGGCGCTGCGCCGCATTACCGACGAGTTCGCCGACATTGGCGTCAAACGGCGATTCCGCGCGGTGTCAGTTGGCGGGGTGTTCGAGTCGGCATCGGATCGGTCGTTCACCGAAAGCGGGGTGTCGCTCAAGCCGTTGGCGCCGGTCTACATCCGCGGCGAAGAGGACGCGGATAATAACCGGGTGATCCGCTTCTGGGACCGTTCACGATACGACGGCATGGCCGGCCGCGACGGCACCGACAGCCCGCCGCCCGATGAAACGTTGATCCGCTACGAGGTCGATATTTACAACTCGGCGGGCACCGCCGTGGTGCGGACGATCACCGCGCTTGGCGAGGCGACCGGTTACAGCGCGGCGCAACAAGCCGCCGACTTCGGCGCGGTGCCATCGTCGCTAATCGTTAAAATTTACAAGATCAGCGGCAACGACGCCATCGGCCGCGGCTATGCCGGCGAGGCGACGCTGAGCAGTTTCGGCGCCATCGTCGACGGCAGCGCCGGCACCGGCCGGGGCATTTATGACGTCCATGTTTCGATTCCCGGCCCGCAGCGCCACCGCCGGATCACCATCACGTTAGTGCGAACGGTCATGTTTCGCGCCGGCCTCGATGGCAGCTGGGCGCGTACCAGCGCGCCGAGCCCGGACGCTCGACCGGTGGCGGCTGCGACCAGCGAATATAGCTTGCAAAAAAACGGCGTGGAGATCGGCACGGCGACGTTTGCCGCTGGGGCAAATTCGGCGTCGATTGACTTTGCCGATGATGTGTTTTTCATTCCGGGGGTCGATACGTTTGAATTGGTCGAGCCCGCTGTGGTCGACACGACGCTGCGCGATGTCGGTTTCGGCTTCGCCGGGGAAAGGGTCTGATTTATGTCAGGGATTGTTTTTGCTACCAGTTTCGATCACTACACGGCACCGACCGCGCGCTTCAACGCGGTGTTTACGTCAAACACCGCCGGCGGATCATGGGCTATTTCAGGCGTCGGCCGCAACGGCACCAACGGCGCGACCATTACCATCGGCGGCAATACCAACAATTTAGCTTATTTATCGAAAACGCTGCCTAGTACTCTAGCGACGTTCTATCATGCTTTCGCGTTCAAGATTTCAGCGCCACCGTTCACTACCTCTGGATTTGGTGGCCGAATAGAGATCGCGTCCGGGCGTGACAATGGCGCGACGCAGCTCGCCCTTTATTTGCATGAAAACATGCTGCTTGGCGTTTACAATTCGGCCGGCACTTTACTTGGCAGCACATCGTCGATCGCGCTATTGACCGGCGTTTGGTATCACGTCGAATGGAAGGGCACCATTAACAACTCGACAGGTGTGATCGAGGTGCGCGTCAATAATGTCGCGGTGATCGGCCCGACCAGCTCGCTCGACACTCAAAACACCGCTAACGCTTACGTCACTGAACTTGCGGTTTCCTGTACCGCAAGAAATACCTCCGGCAATACCAACCCGGGTTTTACGGTTACATTCGATGACGTGGTGGTTCGCGACGATCAGTTCAACGGCGATCAGCAAGTGCGCTGCTTTCTCCCGACCGGCATCGGCTCGACGGACCAGTGGACGCAAAACACCGGCTCCACAACCTATGAGGCGGTCGATGAAACGCCGCCCGACAGCGACACTACATACATTTCCGAGGACACCAACGGCGAAGAGAGTCTTTTTACCTTTGACTCGATGCCGAGCGACGCCACGATCACCGCGGTGATTCCTATTCCCTACGCCAAAAAGACCGACGCCGGCACGGCCACCTTCAAATCGGTGGTGCGGAGCAACGGCACTTCTTATCCCGGGGCGGAAAAAGCGCCGAGTGACAGCGCTTATGAGTTTCACCCTGACGTTTTGATGGTCAATCCCGACACGTCGTCGCCGTTCTCGGTAAGCGAGTGGAATGAGCCGATCGAGATCGGCCCGCGGAGAATTTCATAATGGTCCGATGCCCATTCCTTGTAACGAATTTCAAACCGATCTGGAATTGTTTGTATGTGTAACCTTGTAACGAATTTCAAACCGATCTGGAATTGTTTGTAATGGCTGATCCAAAGATCAGCCAAAACGCGGTCGAGGCCGTCACCGACACCGCCGGCGAGGTCGCAGTCAGCCAGGCGGCGGTCGAGGCCGTCACCGACACCGCCGGCGAGGTCGCAGTCAGCCAGGCGGCGGTCGAGGCCGTCACCGACACCGCCGGCGAGGTCGCGGTCAGCCAGGCTGCGGTCGAGGTCGTCACATCCGGTCAGATTGACTTAAACATCACCCAGGGCGCCGTCGAGACCGTGTTGCAATTCTCGAAGGCCGAAATAATCAGCCAATACGCGGTCGAGGTGGTCGGCATCAATTTGTTTCCCGAGGATATCGTCAACGTGTTTGCCGCGGGGTTTTGACATGGCAGAGGATAACCAAGAGACCAAACCGCGCATCGTCAGCGGCTTTATCGCGCCGATCCGCGCCGACAAACTGCGGCTCGGCGGCTTGACCAATGCGGTATCGTTGGTCGATACGCGCTGCCGGCGCTGCAATAAACTACTGTTCCGCGGCGCACTCAAGGGCGAAATCAAGTGCCCGAAATGCGGCCTTAAAAGCGAGTGGTAAAAATGAAACTGCCCACCGTCGAAACTTTGCTCAGACTGCGCGCCGCGCCGCCCCAGCCGATCGTGGTTCGGGGCGACGATCTGTTGACCGTGCTTTCGCTGATCCAATTGGCGCTGCGCAACCCGCGACTGCCCAAGGCCAGCCGCCGCGCTGGTCGCGAATTTGCCGCCCAGCTTGAAAGCCGGCTGCTGCATGTCGCGCCGGAGTTCGGCGACATCGTCAAAATGGGATGGGACGGCCAGGATAGGATTAACCAGGTCGGTTAAAAGATTGCGCCCGGGGCGCTTTTGTTGTAGCGTCGGAGCATAGTTTTTGCGTCGGAGCCCTCGAGAGGCCATGGCGCTCGAACCGACAAAGAGCCCAAATTGAGGCCGGCGGAGTGACGACCGCCCGGCCTTTTTTTTCGCCGGCGACTCCAAACGCTCCAGAGGATTCGGCACATGTCCAAGGGCAATACTTTTGAAAATGATTTTCTCAAATTAATCTTTAACGCCACCGCGATCGCCAACATCGCCGACAACGCGAGCGCCAGCCCGTTGACCGATCTCTATTACGGACTGCACACCTCGGACCCAGGCGAAACCGCCGACCAAACCACCAACGAAACAACCTACACCAGTTACGCGCGCGTCGCGGTGGCCCGCACCGGCGGCGGTCACACCGTCAGCGCGAACTCGGTTAGCCCAGCCTCGGCGATCAATTTCCCGGCGTGCACCGGCGGCACCGCGACAATTACGCATTTCACCGTAGGCACGGCGGCGAGCTCGACCGGCAAGGTGCTGTATTATGGCCCGGTTACGCCGAACATCGCGGTCAGCAACGGCGTCACACCGCAATTGACGACGGCGACAGCGATCACCGAGGATTAACGGAAACTCGGAAGGAAAGTCATATTATGGATTTGATCTATAGGCTTTTGCTCGCCGCCGTCATGGCGCTGGCGCTCGGCGCCGAGGCCAACGCGCAGACCTGTTTGCAGCGCTCGCTGACCGATCCGCTGACCCTGACGCTCAACTGGGTCGACAACGCCGACAACGAAACCGGTTTCGTTGTCGAGCGCAAATTGAACGGCGGCACCTTCGATGTGCTGATCTCGATCACCGGTGGCAATATCACGCAATACGTCGACTCGACGGTTAATCGGGCGCTGGTGGCTAATACCTATACTTATCGCGTCAAGGCGTTCAATGACGTCGGGCCGAGCCCGTACTCAAACGAGGCATGCGCGACCTTCGCGCCATTGCCGCCGCCGGCACCCAACGCGCCCAGCGGCTTAACGCTCTCGGCGGCGTCGCCGACGGTGATTCGGGCTAGTTGGCGCGATAATAGCGACGACGAAAAACAATTCAGACTCGTTCTAGATCAATTCGCACCGAGAAAACAGCTGATCTATGAGGCGGCCGCCGATAGCACCACGATGACGTTGGCTGGTTTGACGAAGAATAAAACCTACTGCGGCCGGCTGTTTGCCGTCGCCGACGCTTCGATCTCGGCGCCATCGAATGATAGTTGCGCGACGACGCCAAACAAATGACGCCGACTGCGCTGGGCTTAACCGCGGATTAATTTTTATGGATCGCTTCACAGCCGAGCTAGACGCGCAGATAAAAGAAATCTGCGCGATCCAGGCCGGATCACAGCCACCGCCGCGGCTGGTCGAAAAGCCCACACCCGCACCGGCTCCCGTAACCCTGCCGCCCGACGAGGTGCTCACGGTCAACGAAGTGGCGCGGATTCTGAAATTGCATCGCCGCACCGTTTGCATGATGACGAAGGCAGGCAAACTTCCGGGCTTTCGAGTGGGTAGAGGTTGGCGTTTTAACACACAAGCGATCCGCGAATTTATTTCCCGATAAACAAACAGGCCATGACTAACGATGCTATTTCTCTATCGCATAAATGGCGGTGAAATCTTAGGCGTAAGCATCGATCCCAACGCTTGGGATATGATCAACACGACCTATTACAACACGGTCACTGATCCACCAACTCCCGATGGCGTCGACCTTGGGGTGAAAAAGATATTCGATGCTCCCAACGTCCGAAACGCTACGGCTGGGGAAATAGCCAACTTCCCCATAGCAGCGGCAACCGACGAGAATCTCGTCGCGAGAAATTCGGCCAATACGGGTTTGGACGCGAGTGCAACTTCTAACTTTAAGTTGTTTCGCGCCGAAGCGTTGCTCGTCATTGACGAGATAAACGCATTGCGCCAATGGACCGTATCGTTTAAGGCAGAAGTGGCAGCAGCTACCAGTTTGGCAAATCTTCAAACCAGAGTCGCATCATTACCGACCCTAAATGATAGGACGGGCGCTCAAGCATTGACGGCCATTAAAAACAAAATATCTAATGGCGATGTGGACTAGGACATGAATTCGGTATCTGGCACATTCCAAACGCCGACATCCACAGGCAATTTCAGCGTTACAGGATTACCGTTCCAGCCCGCAGCGGTTATTTTCTTTTCGACCTTTTCCACTTCCGACGGAGAAATGGTCTCGATCTACACCGGCCAAGGCTGGATGTGTAGCAGCGGGAACCAAGGTTGCAATACACAATTTTGCGCCGACAATGGTGACGTAGCTGTTTCGCATGGAAGAAGTGTCGCCCATGCGGTCTATTGTTTCTCGGATTATTCCGGCACAGCAGCTTATTTGGCCTCTTACGTCTCGATGAATTCCGACGGATTCACTCTCAATTTTACGACCGTAAGTGCCAGCGCATACAACGTTTCATATATCGCGATTGGCGGCTCAGGTTTATCCGTCGAGATAGGTACGTTGTCAATAAACGGCACGGGAGATTTCACCGTTTCAACTTTGAGCTTTCAACCGGATATTGTTCTTGCTTTAGGCAGAATGACTAACAGCGGCACACCATCCGCCCCTAGCCTCGACAATGCCGAATACTCCTTCGGTGCGGCCACTTCTTCGACGAATAGATACAACATTAACTGGAACCAGCGATTCGCGTACAACTCCGATGCGCGAAACGATAAATTCCTAAAGCAGGTGGCCGAGGAACCCGGCAACACTTACATAAGTGCCGACCTCGTTAGCATGAACAGCGATGGGTTTACGGTTAACAACACGACTACCGGTTTTTTAAGAACCTACAATTGGCTTGCGATAAAATTTCCAAATTCCACCGATGTCGCATTGGGCACGTTCGCGCAACCGACATCGACCGGGAATAATTCTATTACATCACTATCCTTTAAGCCCGGCGTCGTCCTTATGTATTCTATCGGCACCGCCTCTTACAGTCTCGTCAATGTCACAGCAAATATAAGCCACGGCATATTTTCGAGCAGCGCGAACAGATCGGCTACATGGATTGGCGGCTTCGATTATTCGATTTCTTATGATGGGTTTAGTTCTTCCAGATTTAATTCTGACAAAGCAATCGTTCTCAAAACGCAAAACAATTCTTCCGGCAGCACGACTCTTAATGCGCAAGCCGACGCAGTCTCTATGAACTCTGACGGATTCACTCTTAATTGGGATACCGTAGATGCTACCGCAAGGAATATTATTTATGTAGCTTTTGCCGACGAGCCTCTAGGTGGCCCGTGGCCGTTTCACTTTGACAATGCTTTATCCGGCGGGATGCGAGGAATGGGGCTTTAAAAAATGCTGATCTCGTACAAACGCGGCCAAGGTAGCATCATCGTCCGGGTTAAAATCCGCGATTCCTCGGCGTCGACCGGCGCGGGGCTCACCGGACTGACCAGCGCGTCGAGCGGATTGATTATTTCAACCATCGCCGACAATGAGGCGACGGCGACCGCTTACACCGTCGCTGGATCAACCATCGAGTCAATCACAACCCTCGGCACCTACGCCGCGCCAACCGCGACGAAATGCCGATTCAAGGAAGTCGACGCCACTAATCATAAAGGCGTCTATGAAATCCAGATCGCCGATGCTCGATATGCCGTCAGCGGCGCAAAGAGTTTGATTCTATCAATCAGCGGCGCCACCAACGCGGCCGAGTGCGATGCCCTTATACCGCTCACTGAATTTGATTTTTACAACGTCGCCAACGGCCTCGCGCAACTTGGCTTGGCTTATGGCACCGTCGACACCGGCGCCACCACCACCAGTATTCCGACTTCTCTTTTAGTGCCAGCGGCCGCAGTCATCAATCAATTCAAAGGCCGAATCGTAATTTTTCTCGGCAACACTACCACCGCAAACCTCCGAGCGCAGGGCACCGATATTACCGCGAGCACCAGCGGCGGAACCCTCACCGTTACCGAGTTAACAACTGCCCCGGCGAGCGGAGATATTTTCGTAATCGTCTAGGAGATCGCATGAAAAAACTTTCCATCGCTGTTCTCTGCCTCTGCTTAATTATCTTGCCGATCACAGTCAACGCCGCCGTCGGCGATAGCGTTGCCAGCTGCACAAGCGTTGCCTCTGGCGCAACCCTCGACGTTCAACCCAGCGGCAGTATCGAATGGGTTATTCACAACATCTGGTTCGAGTACGACGTAGAACTCCAACGCTATGACGGAACCAACACCGCGGTCATCAAACAATTTACTGGCGGCGATTGGCAGAATTTTTTCCCCGCTATCCATGTCACGAACGGAAATCGGATTCGAGTCAAAAATCTTCACGGCAGCTTGGCGAAGGTCATCTGTTATGACGGAGTAGTGACCAAATGAAAAAACTATTTTCCGCTTTATTTTTCATCGCCGCTTTTTATTCGATCGGCATCGCCCAAGAGCCAGCCCGATCCGCGCCTGTCACTTGCGTTCGCGACGACGCCACGAGCACCGTCGTTCAAGCCGAAGGACAGCAGACCCCATGCCGAACCGATGCAAACGGCCGACTCTACACCAACGGCTCAGAAACTACTCAACCCATTAGCGCCGCTTCCCTACCACTCCCCACCGGCGCCGCCACTTCCGCGCTTCAAGACGGAATTATCAAGGACGGCACTGGCGACACCACGGAGGCGAATGTTTCCAGTGGGCGCTTGCACGTTGACGGATCAGGCGTAACGCAACCGATCTCAGCCGCGAGCCTGCCGCTCCCGACCGGCGCGGCCACCGCCGCTTTGCAGGATGGCATCATAAAGGACGGCACTGGCGACACCACGGAGGCGAATGTTTCCAGCGGGCGCTTGCACGTTGACGGATCAGGCGTAACGCAACCGATCTCAGCCGCGAGCCTGCCGCTCCCGACCGGCGCGGCCACCGC